CTGCTTCATTAGAAATTGCTTCCTGATATACTGGATTCTTTCTTAATTCTCCTACTAAATTACCAATACCTGAAACTTGACTCATTTGTTTAATTTCTTGGAAAACTTTTGATTTCATAGGTCTTAATCTTCTAAAAGCACTCTCTGCATCTTGTTTAGCTTGTCTTGCTTCTTTTAGTGCTAATTCATAATCTTCAGCTATTTTAATAGCTTGTTTATATACTTGACTAGCATCGTTGTTAATTTTTCTCAAATCGTCAATAAGAGAGAGCATTACTTTTTCTGTACTTAATTCTGTTTTATCTTCTTCAGATAATTTTTGATAGATTTTTTTTAATGTTCTTGTATCCATTTTTATTTAATTTTAAGATGTTCTATATATTGACCCTATGCCCTGCGCTCTTAATGAACCATCACAGCATTCAATACTATATGTATTTGTATCCCAACATAAACAAGCTCGTCTACCTCCTTTTGGACTTGTATAGCTAGGTATGTAATTTTCTCTAGATGTATTTGTTTTCCAATTCATTATTTAATAGGTATGCAGTTAGGGACTAATCTTCCGTTTTTTCTTTTCATTCCGTATTGTTCGTACCCTGCTTGACAAGGTGCTTTCAATTCGTGATATTCACAAGGCATATACCAAGTTTGGCCTTCAAACTCGTGTTCGTGTACACCCTCGCATCCTAAATCTGCAGATATTTCTTCTGCTCTTTCTCTAGTAGAATAAGCTAATCTATCATCTATAATTGCAAAGTCATCATTTACTTTTATAGAGGCTAATTCTATTTCTCCTAGTTCTTTTAGTTTAGATTTACTCCAACGTAAACCTGCTTTGCCACCCCATAATAAATATGAGATAGTTCCACACGCTTGGTTATCGCCTTCATTATAATATTCTTCAGCTCTTGATAAATAAGAGTACATTCTTTTAATTGTTTCTTTGCTTATAGGTTTTCCTTGTGCTAATTGTTGCGCTCTAATTTTACCTACATCAGTTGCACATCTATTATTAACTTTTTTGTTTAAATCAATACCTCTCTTTGCATTGTTCTTAACTCCGCTAGGATAATCACTATAAGATTCCATTATCATTTTCTTTCCATTTTTATATCTCTTGTCATTTCTGATAATACCTTTTACTTCTGATAATAATTCTTCTGCCTCTGCTTCAATGTCAGAAAAATCATTAATCTGTTCTTTAGGTCTTTCCATTTTGTCTGCAAAGTAACCTTCTATACTAAATCCTTTTACTTTACCTGTTTTTACATACTCATTCCATATATCATCATTGTTTACTTTTACAGAACCCATCCAAGTACCTACTGGTAAGTCCATACCATACTTTCTTGACTTATCGTGTACTTCATCTTCTATTAACCAAGACTCTACTAAAGACAATCCTTGTAAAGAGTGTTGATGCTCTAATGTTGAATTATTTTGGTTGCCTTTTTGTAAATAAAGTTGGGAGGCTTTTAAGACCGTGTCTTTAGAGAAGTATATATAATATTCATCTTCTCCGTTTCTTCGATATATCGGTTTGTTAGGTATTAATAAAGCTCCCATAAGAATACGTTTCTCTTTATTAACTTCTGCTAGTTTTATTTCTTGTTGATTTTTAAGAGCTACAAAATCTTCTTCTATTGCAGGATTTTCAACTATACTAATCGCTTCTATTCCTGATATTTCTTGCTCCTCGTCTAAAATTAATTCGACTATTCTCATAATTATATATCGTTTTTTATGTTATATTTTGTATTTATCCTATTGCTGCGCCTTTAATTATATTTCTATCTAATTCTTGTGCAGTAGATACATCTCCACTTACTACAAATGCTTTCATAGGTTGTTGTTGTTGCTGACCAATAGCTGTAGCTAATTGATTTACACCTGATGCTCCTACAACATTAAATGCAGGAGGTGCTGACGGTGTAGGTATTGCTGTACCTGCTCCTCCTCCTCCTTTAGCAAATGAAGGTGGACTAGGGTCTGGTGTAGATGTTATAGTTTTAACATTTGCTATACCTGACGCAACAACTGCGGCTGCTTGTATAAAGTTAAATGGAGGTGGCGCACTTGCAAGAGCTTTATTAGCACCTGCAAATGTATCTCTAATTGCTTGTACTATTGCTATACCTTTTCCAAACTTACTATTTTGGCCTACTATATTTGCTATCGAGCCTAAAGCATTTGTAATATTTTGTTCTTTTGCTTTTGCTAATTTTCTGTCTATTTCTATTTCTCTATTTCCTGCTTCTTGTTGATATGCTAATAATTCGTTTTGAGCATCAGCATAGGCTTGTGTACCTTGATTATATAAATCTCTTTTACTTTCTAATCTTTCTATTTCTGCTAACTTTTCTGCTTCTAACGCTTCTTTCTGTGCTATAAGACGCATTTGCTCACTTTCTATTTGTTCTAAATTAAATTCTCTTTGTGCTTGTTGTCTTTCTGCTTCTGCATCTTTTATAGAAGTTTCTAATTCTAGTTTTTCTCTATTTAATGCTAAATCATTAGCTAATTGTTCACTTCTAAAACCTGCTATCTGTGCAAGTACAGCTTCTTTTTCTTGTTGTGCTTCTAAAAGAGCTATAGTGTTTTCTTGATTTTCATTTTTATCAAATTCTGCTTGAGCTGCTGCAATTTGTAAATCTACTTGTTTAAGCATAGCAATTTCTTGTTCGTCTAATGTTTCTTTTAAACGATTATTTGCTGCTATTCTTTCTTCTATAGTATTTCTTTCTTCATCTCGTACCTGTCTTAATTTTTCTGCTTGTAAATCAAAACTTTCAATAATACCTTGCTGTCTTACTCTTGCTATTTCAGCTTGTTTACCTAATTCTACATTTGCATTAGCTGCTTTTACTGTTTCTGTTACATAAGTTTTTGTAGCTTCAACAACTTTACCTACTGTTTCTACTGTTTTATCAAAACTATCATCAACACCTGTAACTACATCAAATAATTCTTTACCTGCATTTTTTGCACTTTCTGCTGCTCCTGCAAAATCTCCTTCAAATACTTTTTTTATTGCAGAACCTAAAAATCCTATAGCATCTATAGCGGATTTAAAGCGTTCTACAATATTATTTATAATTGCTTTACCAAAACTTTTAATTGATTCTACTGGATTTTCAAATATAGATTTAAAAGCATCTACAACACCCCCAACATTGTTAAATATAAAATCAAAAAAATCATTAAAAGCTAATGATAATGCTTCAAATGTGGTATTAAAAAAATCTGCTACTTTTTGATTTTGATTTAAAACTTCTGTGAATTTAGCAAATGCAGCAATTATAATTCCAATACCTAATGCCTTTAAAGCACCGCCTATTTTCTTAACACCTCCTGCTGTTTTATCAGATGCTTTTTCTACATCTTGTAAACCTTGTTTAGTATTTTTATTACCTTCTGCAACTTCTTTATTTAGCTTTTGTATTTCTTTTTTCAGGTCAGCTATTTCTTGTACTGCCTTATTAGTTTTAGCTTCTAAATCTACTACTATTTTCTTTGCCATTTGATTTCAGTTTTTATTTGTTTATAAGTTCCCTTAAATGTTGTAGGTAAACTATATTTACCTTGTGCTATTCTGATTCTTTCAGTTTCGCCATTTGCTATTTGTAATAATTCTAATATATTCTGTAGCATTATACTATGTTTAATAATTCTAAGTCAGATTCTCCTGTCTTTAAATTTGTTGTTACACTATTAATTCTATATTCTCTATTTCCTAATACAAACTTGTCTGCAAGTGTATAGGTTCTTAATATTTTTAAAGGTAAATGTGCTTTTACTTTTATTAATCTACGCTTTGTCTTAAATACATCTGTTATATAGCTTGTATAATAATTAGCGAATAACGTGCCTGTAAAACTATCACTAGGTGTATATTCGTTTAACTCTTGATTAAAATGTATATTGTCATTATCCGTACTTGCGCTTGTTGAAACACTATTGCTAGGTATAAAATAATCGTCTATGCTTGTATGTGAACCTGCGCCAGATGTTTCTTCTTCTAAAAAGCTAATAGTTGTACCATTTGTTATTTGTATAGGATAAAATAATAATGGGTCGCCTAAATAAGCGTCATCATTATCATCAACAAACCATCCAACTTGTACATCAGTATTATTGCTTGTAGAACTATCAACTAATCTTTCATATTTCATATGCTCAAAAGGTGCTTCTACTTTATAAATACTTCCTGCTATTTCTGCTACTTCATCATCTCCGCCTCTATAGCTAGATGTACCCCATCCTGTACCAGATAATTGTTCGTGTTGTAAAGCTAATTTAGTGCCTAGTCCTTTATACTTAAATTCTATTTCTCTATATGGTAAAGCTACATCTACTTGTTTTTGTGTCATATCTACAAAATCGTCTATAGTATATGTCGTACCTGCAGCATAAAAATCATCTAATGTTTCTACTTTTATTGTACCATCATCTTGTTTAAAAGCAGTTAAATTAAATACTTTGAATAGGCCTGTTAAAAAGTCTATAACTTTTATTTTAGGCATCTGTGCTGTACCGCTAAATTCTTTAGTTGCTGCTATTGTAAATTCTGTTACATTAAATGTATGCGATTCTGGTACTTGCAAATCTGACATTTCCCAACTAACTGCATTTTCTACACCTGATTCCCCAAATGTAAACGCTTCTGTTACGCTTAATCTAACTGTATAATCTCCATTTACTAAATCAATACTTTTACTAGCATCACTAGGAGCAGTAGCATTAAATGTATCATAAACTGCACCATCTTTTAAAACTGTAACTGTGTATGCTGTATTTTCACTTGAATTAGGCCTTACTGTTAAAGTAGAGGTTATTTTATTTGCTCCACCTTGACCTGAAACTGTTACTGTATCTCCAACTGCAATAACATTAGTCATTGTACTATCTAAACCAAATTGTACTAATTCAGTATATGTATCAGGCGCATTAGGGTCATCTATAAATCCTTTTTTTCTGTGCATCCACATATATAGATTATAATAATCTGCATTACTTGTGTTAAAAAAATCTGTACTAAATGTTATTCCGTATTTATCTTCAATGGCCTTTATAATAATGTGTACTCGTATTGCATATTTTAATTCTTCCCAATAAACTCCGTGATGATGATGTGAGCCTGTTTGATAATATAAATTACCGCCTGATGCTGCAGGATATTCTGTATCTGCACTTCCTGTAGCTCCTGAATTATAAAATAATCTAGTAGTATGTGTAATCATTGGAACTATCAAAGCATCATTATAAGTAACACTATCTACAGTTTTATTAAGTCCAGTAGTAAGACCTGTTTTTACTGTATTCATATCGTAGTTAGTAGAAAAATTATTTAACCAATCTAAAGCATCTAATTCATCATCTCCTAATAAATCTTTTAGGTCTACAGTATCTCCAAAGAAAGTTATTCTATAAGCATAAGGTTTATTGTCTCGCATCTCTACACCTTCTAATTTTATTTTACCTTTTTCAAATGGAAAATAGTTAAGCTCTATAGTTGCGTTCTTTTTTACTCTTGCATCAAAACCATCATTAATATCAAAGTTGTAATAATGTTTAAATATTTTATTATTGTCTTTGGAAGCAGGTAAAGAAAATGTTTTAGTAAAGTTTGTAAATACCTTTGCTATGTCTCTAACATTTTGAATTGTTTGTGTTAGCGAAACAGATTCGTCTTTAAACATATCCATTCTGTTACCCTCAATATATAATTGTATATTCTGCATTATCTTATATCGTTAATCTTATTATAAGCATAACTAAAGTTTATAGTGTAATTAATTAGCCTATCGTTTACTGATGTTTTAAATTCTAAAGATTTAGTATCTAATATAATTGGTTTAACTTCTGTTCCGTCATATACCCAAACTTGTTCACTAATCATTAGCTGTCTCATTACTTCATTAAACGATTCATCTATATAACCAGTATTCATTTGTATTTTTTCTTTAGCTGTAACTTGAAATTGTCGTACTTGATGTTTCTCTTTACTATATGTAGGGTCATTGACAAAGTCCATTAAATTACGTTTATAACTTTCTGAATTACTATCCATACTGACCATAGACTTTTTGTGAAATGGCATAATTTGTAAAGCACCATATTTATTATAAAATACTACATCTAAAAAATCATATTTAGGTTCGCATACTTCTTCTAATGTCAATGTAACACTTTGGGCATATCCTGACTTTGTAGTAGATACAACAATAGTATCTCCTGTTTGTAAAGTAGTTGTTGGTGTAACTCTTATATATACTATTTTATCTTCTGATACATTTGTATCGCTAACCGTTATATCGCTTAATACATTTCCCCAAGCTACGTCATATAAGTTCCAAAACTCATCTACTAAATTCCAAAATACATCTGCACCTCCACCTGTTGTAAATTCTATAGTACCCTCTGCTTCTGCAAATATTGGGAATACTATATCTCGGCCTTGTTGAAAATATATCTTTGTATTTGATTGTAAATATTGAGGTGTATAATTATTTGTATCTGCTATAGTGTAATTTTCTCCTGTAGCAAATATATCATTCTTTACAGTTAATTGTGTATCACTATCTATTGCAGAAATAGTTGTACTTGTACTATCTGTTGTATTTGTAACTGTGTCTCCTACATCTACTGTCTTTGTAAATGTTTGTGTAGAATCTATAAGTTTATAAGCTGTAGTAGCACCAGTAGTTGTTGAACTTATTTTTGTAACAGCAGGATTTACGCTTGTTCTTGGATTTACACCATCTTCAAAATATCCGTAACCATCAAAGGCCAAATAATCATAATTTTGTGTTTCACTTCCTGATGTTTTTGTTAATGTTATATCAGCTTCTACCCAAACACCATCTATAGAGTACGCTCCGTATTCTGTGATTAAGTAATCTCTGATTAATTCTGTTATTTCATATATTACATAATTGTTTGTTCCTATAATATCTTTAGCTATCGTGTATGTAGCTGAAGCAGGTTTGTCTGTTGTTAGCGTACCTGAATATATATATAAGCTCATTGATGCAGAACTTAATGTACCTGAAGCAGGTGCTACTTTTATGTAATATGGACTTCTTGCGTTTATTATTGTACTCATTCTATACTATTTTCTATGTCTATTGCAAATGCTGTTGTTAATTCTGGTGGCAAATCATTAAATGCCTTTTCAAAAGGTTTTGTAAAAAACAAACTTGGTTTTATACCTTTCATATAAATACTTCTTGCTATTAAGAAGTTTAAACTTTGTCTAGGAATAAATCTTCCTTTTTTATCTCTTGGTGCTATACCTTTTCTAACACTCCATTTATCTAGCTTGTTAGCAGGAGGCATTTTAGATTTATAACTAAAAGGTGTATCGTATTTATTCTTTTTACCACTAACTCCTTTGTCTTGATATGCACCGTATTCTTCCATTAAAAATGTAATACCAAAACTATTCTGTGATACTTTTAATTCATAGTCTAAACTATCATATAGCTTTTTACTACTATTCTTTTTTTGTTTAGTCAAATTAGTTCGTGCCTGCTTAATTACATATTTAGCAAACTTGTTTAATACATCTTTTGTTTCTTTTAAATCCATTAACAACTGCTTATATCATTTTCTATTAATATGTTCATTGTACAGGCCCATCCTGCTAATTGATTTTCAAACCTTTCATAAAATGGCTCACACACAGGGTCTCCATCTAGTTGGTATTTTGTTGTATATAAATTACCTCTGCCTAAAAGAGATATAAGTCTGTTTAAGACTGCAAGCTGAGAATTAAGTACATCTTGCTCATTGTTGTTGCCTGTAAATATGTCTGTAGTTGCTTCTTTATTTACATCTACAATATCCATAGACATTACAGTAATATTAAAGCTCAATACTTGTTCCTGTGTTGTTACGCTGTTTATCATAATATGTGATAAAGGAAATATAGTTTGTTTAGATAAATCAATATCTGTAATATCTCCTGTTGTAACTGTATTGACATTTATATCGTTTAGCAGATTGTCTTTTATAGTATCTGTTAATTGATAAAAACCTCTTATTCCTTGATTACTCATTTAATTTTATTTTTTATTTGTTTCGATTCTACTTCGGCCTTGTCTTTCATAAACGCTAACATATATAAACATTGATGTACATTTAATTTAGTGATATGTTCAATTCGGTTAATATCCCCTTGAGAGAGTGCGTAAATTGATTGATACCATCCCCACTTTTCAGCAAACTGTCCTGCTGCTGTAAGGTCAGACCCTCCCCCTTCTCCAAATAGTTCATCATAACTTTCGATAATTCTATCCCTAAACGGTAAAAAAAAAGCATACTACCTAATACAACATCCATTGGCATATCTTTCATTTCTGCAGCTCCTCCACCTTGATATTCTTCTATTGTATATTTATCTTTGTACCTGTCTTTTATAGGCCTAAATAAAACACCCATAGCTTTTTCGATTTGTTGCCAGTCTGATAAATAAGTATCTAAGTCTACATATTCTCCAAAGCTCATATCATCTAAATTCGGTATAAATCCATACTCTTTACCGTTCATTACAAATCTTCTTATTAGTCTAGGCTTCTGTTCAAACATTTCTGTTAGTATAAGTGATATTCTGTTTACATCATTAACACGCATTTTAATCGCATCTGTGAGCTTTATACCACAAAATATTTCTAACATTTTAGAAGCTAAGAATTTATCATCTTCATTCTGTTCCTGTATTTTTAAGAACTTTTGATACTGCCATAATTTGATTTCTGATAAATCATTAGGCACAGTTATTTTAACTCTCATATATATATATCGAAAATTAAAAGCAATTTTAGAACAGGACAAAAAAAAAGGAGCTGATAAGTTAGTGTGGCTTTCGCCTCCTATTTCTTACCAGTCTCCTATCAACCAATTAATTATTTATAAAAACAACTAACTAAAATGAAACGGATTAAATTAATTGGATGTTTATACTGAATATTAAAGTGAATAGTATAGCACAGATGTAAACAAATGCCTTTACAAATGCATCACTTAATATAATTCTTTCTATAAACTTTTTCATAATGTTTTGTTTTTTAATTATACTCAAAGATAATACTTTTTTATTAATTAACAAATTTTAATAACTTTTTTTTTGTGTATAAAAAAACCCCACCCTAAAAAGAATGAGGTTTAGTATTAAAAATTAATAAGTGAGGTGCTTCCTAGGTATTTGTTAGCTTTGATAAGTTTCTAACAGGACCCTCCCAGAGTTATCATTCTCGGTTAGTGTGTTAAGTCATTAATAGTGGGTTATCCCTTTACTATCCTTTGCTGATGTAAGTTGTCTTATTGTTTTATTTAAGCTATCGTACTTTTGACTATTACTCTTTGAGTAACTGGGTCGTTAATCCCAGACCATCTTAAAACCACTCTTCAAACTTTCAGGCACTCTTTCAGCCTGTTTCACACCTTTGTTTTTTAACTCTCATTTTTTGCAATGAGTAGCAATTTTCCTTATTAATTAAATACCTATTCCTTGTTTCTTACTACTCCCACAAGTGGCGAGATTCATACTAGAAGAAAAGTGCATCTCTCTATCGTGCTTCTTTCAGTTTACCACACGCATTATAAAGTCCGTAACACTTATCGGTATTTTTAGTATTTTAATGAACGTATGTAATTATCAATCAATTACACTACAAAGATATTATAAATTGTTAATAATCCAAAACTTTTTTAGTTTTTTTTTACTTTTTTTTTATCTACCTCTGTTATTGTATAGTATATTTTCCACGATTAGGGTTTTCTAATTGCATCATTAAGCAGTATCTAGCAGCATCTATGCAGTCAGGATGCGCACCTGTAGGTTTCTGTATATTGTTACCTTCTTTGTCTTTGGCCCATACATAGCCTTGTAATTCTTTTATTAAGTTCTTTGACCTTGATGTTACATATATCTCATTTTGGTTTATTAAGTTAATACCATATATAACACTATCTCGGCCTTTAGTAACTCCTGCTATTTTATGACCATATGCTCGTATCTCACTAATTGATTTAGGTTCTGCACTATCGGCCCATAAATGAGTAGTAATATTATTGTCTCTTAAAAAAAGACTTATATCTCTATTTAACATACCTTTTCTATAAAGCATTTCATCAAAGATGTATGATTCGTTCCACTTATATAAGTATATTAAAGCTGTAGGGTCTACTGAATAACCAAAGTCTAGGCCTGCGCATAATAACCTTGCATCATCTGGTATATTGTCTATAGATTTCCAATCAGGTATACAAACACCTTCTAAACTTCCTATTTCTCCTAATCCGTATACTTTCCACCAGTTTGCCCAATATGTAGATGTCTTTGCTTTTATTCTAGCTTTCTCTATTTCTTTTACTATTGATGCAGGTAAACTATTATTGTCTAAATATGTTAATGTAATAAAGTCTGTATCTTCTTGGCCTATTAATTCTTTGTCTACCCAAAATAAGTTTGTAGGATTATAGTCAAGCCATATATCATTAGACGTTCTTACCGCTAATTGTTGATAGCTTTCAAAGTCTACATTATTACACTCATTAATAAATAAATCTGTTCTTCTCGCACCTCTAAGCCTGTCTGGTTGGTCTGTACTAAAAAATTCTATATAACTGCCTGTGCTAAATTCGTATTTTAAAGTGGTTTTGTTGAACTTTCTCTCATCGTACCTATTCGTACCCTTAAGTATGTTTAGAAAGTCCTTTAAAGCGCCTCTACGCAAGTGTGGGACTGATTCAGCTACTATGCTTATTTCTCTATAATTGTTTTTTATAGCATAATCAATAAGTATCATTAAAATAGCTATGGTCTTACCTGCAGAAGAACCACCTCTTACAATTTTAATTCTGCTATCTAAATTGCGTAGTTTTTTTACTGCTTGTGTCTGCGTGAACATTAATCAATAAATAAAGGTACATCTTCGTTTATATGTATGTCCTTTGTTTCTTTTGGTTTACCGTACCTGTAACCCATATATAGATTTAGCGCTCTCATATCTCCTTCATTAATAAGTTCTTTAAGTTTCTTAAGCACTTCTTCTTTGTCTATAATGTTATCTAGCTTTTCTATTAACTCTTTCTCTTGAGCTTTAGGTTTACGACCTGCTCCTTGTCTTGCTCCACCGTTATTTATTCTTTTATCCATAATTGAAAAAACATTGATTAATCAATCTTTGTATATCTATATATCGAAAAATAAATCAAATTTTAGTCAGTTGTTTCTAATTCTTTTTTTGCCATAGCATTTACAAGCAAAGCTATTTCGTCTACATCTTTGTTTGATATGAAGTTTATTTTGATTTTTATAAGCTCTCGTTTTGCTTCATTATTAATTTTAGTCATATCGCTTGTTATACAGGTAAGCCATTCCATTAACTCTGTATTATAGTTTTTGAATATATCAAAATTTCTTAAACTATGAAGAACTGTAGTATGGTGTGATGATTTACCATTTTGTATATAGAAATCTTTTATTTGTGATAAACTCATCTTTTTGTATTTGTATAATACGGTATTTAGTAGAGACCTTGCTTCTATATTTTCTCTTTTTCTTGTATTTTCAAATACATCTATTCCTGATAGTTTGTTTACTTGTTTTGCTATTTTATCTGCTTTATTCATAATGTTCCTGTTATAATATAATCGTCTAGGTCTGCACCATAAACAAAAAATGTTTCATATATATTTACTGCTTTTTTAGTTAGTTCTTCTCCGTCTTTATAAAACTCCTCACTACATTCAAATATGCCTATATCTAAACTGCCTTTGTCTATTACTAGGAATTTAAACTGGTCATATGATACATCAAAGAGCTGACAATATAAATAACATTGTACTGAGTATAGATATTTCTTTGCAGAGTGATAAAAGTTCTTTATGCCTCCGCTTGTTGTTTTTAAATCTACTATACCTTTTTTACTTAGTACATCGGCCTTGCCTCTAAATGGGTATCCGCATATATCGCCTATTGCAGGTACTTCAAACTCGCAATCTGTTATTAGTTGTAATGCTTGTTCGTTCCTGAATATCGCATCTGCTATTTTCTCTGCATTTTCTTTCTCTACTCTTGTATATACTTCTCCGTATTTAGATAATGCTTCTTTGTACATCTTAGTATTCTTACTCGCTACATTAACAAATATTTGTTCTTGAAATTTGTCTGGTTCTAGTATGGCCATATGTATTAATCTTCCATCTCTTAATGGTTGCGTTTCAGGACTTCCGTACTGACTTACATACGCATACTTTTTAGGACTGTCTAATAAGAGTTTTAATGAACTGCTACTTAATGCTAATTTGCCTAGTGTACCATAATAGTAACTATCATCATACATTTGTTTTAGTACATCTTGTTTCTTATAGTCCTTTTGGTCTAATAGTTTTATCATTCTTAAATATTATTTCTTCTGCTAGTTTTGCTCGTTCCGCCCACTTTATCTTTTCATTGTTTACTTCATCTTCACGAGATTGTAAAATATAATTTTCTGTTTCAAGCATATTAGCAAACATATACATTTGATTTATATTACCAATCATAGATGCTATTTGTTTTTTCTTTGCACCTTTAGATTTTTCGTAGGCATCTTTTAATAAATGGCCAATCATATTATAATTAGCCTCAAAGATTTGTTTCTGTATTATAGTCATTATGTAATTATTAAACAACTAATAATTGTAATAGTAAGAAGCACAAATGCTATTTTAATTACTTGATAAATTTCCTGCATTTTTTCAGGAGACCTACCTTGATTACTACGGTATTGTCTTTGTTTTTTCATAGTTTTGTTTTTTAACATTTTTTAATAAATATACAAATTATTCTTTAAATACAAGACTGGCCATATTTTCTGTAAGCAGATAAACTTTTTTTAATAGTTTCTTTTTAGTCCATAAAGTTGTATCAGGGCAATACAGTTCTTTAATCTCTGGCATATCTAAAGTATTTAACCAATATAAATAAGTGCCTTTAGGGTCAGATACAAAATATAGCTTTACTAAATCTTTATCCATTCCCATTATAGCATCGTACTTATATTTCTCTAATAGTTTGTCAGAATAATATTTGTTTCTAAATTTCATTTCCATTATACATTCGTGTCCTTTAGGTGTAAGTCCAATAGCGTCATAGTGGTCGTAACCGCCACCTGCCCATTCTAAGCTCCATCCATTAAATTCATTTAAGAAAGTAACTACAGTCTGTTCGTATTTATGTATTCTTCCTATATCCACTTTCAAATAAAACATTTAAATCATTAATCCATTTATTCCATTCTTTAGGCGAACAACCACAAGGTAAATAAAATTGATGAGCAAAATACTTACTGTGTAAAGTTGCAATAAGTTCTTGTTCTTTAGCGTTGATGTTGTTGCTTTTTACTTTACGAAAAGCCTTCCACTTATCGTATTCTTCTTTATTTAGTTTCTTTTCCATTTCTTGTGATTCCATTTAAATATTTTTTACGTTGTTCACATCCGCAATCTTCATAGCCTAATTTATTAGCTATCCAAGTTGCTATGGCTTTACCTTTGCCAAATGTGATTATATTAATTATTGTTTCTAGTTTGTCTCCTAGTTTCATATTAGTTCTTTTAATTTGTTTTTTACTTTATTGTATGTGTTATATAGTGAGTAATAAGATATTTTTGTTTTTCTAGATAATTCACTAATGTTATTACCTTGTTCTATTAGTTCGTATACTTGTTTATCGTACCAGAACATTGTATCAAGAGCATCTTTAACTTTTTTATATGCAGCTTCATAATTACTGCTATTGTTTTCTGTTAATTCAAGACCTTCAAGTTCAATTAACTTAACTTTGCATTTCTTTCTAATTAAATCTATATACAAACCTCTAAGTATTTTATAGCAGAAATAATAATTAATGTCATCTCCATAACTAAAATCTACACCTTTTTGATGATATTTAATTAGCTCTATATATAATTGTTGTACTATATCTTCAACTTCCGTTTCTCTCAATCCACCAAAAGTGCTTACGATTTCTATAAACTTTGTGTGATATTTTTCGTATGCTATTTCTACTGGTGTTTTCAAAATGGTAATTTTATTTGTTCAATCATAGTCCCTTTTATTGCTTGATTATCGTCTATTGTAAATCCAACATTATTCACTATACTTTTAACTCGTATTGGATTATCAATAGGTGTAGGTCTACCGCCTGTGTCAATATCTTTTACTTTTCTTATATGTATCATTGAATACATCCAGTCTGTAGGATGCTGAATATATCTATGTACAACAGCAAAATCATCAGCACGGTTCACAAATTTACCCCCACCTTCAACATCTGATGCCATTGGCGGAATAGGATGTCCTGCATAATCTTCGTTTTGATTATGTTTTTTTCTTAACGCTTCTGTAGCTGCGTGTGTACACAGCCATATAGAAACATTATGTTTTTTACAGAATACTCTAAACTCGCTTGTGGCCTGATAATCGTAATCGTGGCCTGATATACCTTTTAATGTATCTCTGTCTTTAACTAAACTATTATAAGGGTCTATTAAAAAACCGTCATAATGCCAAGCATCTTTGATAAGAGTAGCAAGGTCAATAAGCGACTTATAAGTATGTAGCTCATTACAATCAATAAACTTAAAATGATTAAATACAAAATCTTTGTGTTTATTAAATTCTTCATCTGATATTTTGTTTATAGGTTTGACTGCTATAAACTCAATTAGTTTTTTTATAATTGAATATGGTTCATTCTCCGAGCTAAATACTAGCCATTTAATTTTATGCTTTAGTGAATAAAGTAACATAAAAAATAAAGTTAGTGTAGTCTTGCCTGAATTTGCGTGTCCTAATACAATATTAAAATTCCCAAATTTAAAACGCATATGTTCATCTAAAGATGGGAAGCCTAATTTTAAGCCTTCTTTGACTTTACCAGTTCTAATATCTTGTAGTTTATTTATCTGGTCGTCAAAGTTTATTAGCATTTTAATTGTCGTTATCTAGTTCAAGTTCTTTTTGTAAGTTAGCTAAAGCTCTCCACGCTACTTTAGCACTATGTCTCATTCCATCTGCATCTATTTTTCCTGCTTCAATAAGATGTCTTGTTAAAGCATCAAGCTCATCTGTACTCTTGCTTCTGTCCCAATGTAAAGGCGAACCTTTATGATGTTGCTCATTTCCAATATACGAAACTTTTGCAACTTCCATTATAGCATCAGGAAAATATTTTAAAACCCCAGAATATACTGGGGTCTCTTTTCTTTGTTTTGCTGTCATTTTAGAACGGTAAATCATCTGCTGCTTCTGCAGGTTCTCTATCAGGATTATGTTGAGCGTTTGTAACTGCTTCTTTTACTTGTTTTGCAATAGGTGTGTTATTTTCAATTCTCCAACCTGTAATGCTTGTAAAATATTTTATATCTCCTTTAGGACTTTTCCATTCCCTACCTCGTAAATTAATATCAATGCTTACTTGGTCTCCTTCTTTATAGTCATCTAAAATATATGTTTTTTCTTTAGTAAATTGAATTTCGTGTACTTGCGGATATTGGTCGTCTGTTGATAAAATTAATGACCTAACTCTAAAGTTATTTGATAATTCAATCGTTTCTTGTATTTGTACTATTTTACCTGTTAATTTCATTTTAATAAGTTGTTAAATTGATTTGTAAATTCTTCTATTTCGTCTAGTTTAATCTTGCCAGAAGTTGCAAGTTCTATAGCACCTTTAAATGCTACTTGTCTTAATATACTATTGTGAGTGTCATTGCTTCTTGTAAATGTTTTGTCTTGTGTATATACAAGTTTTGCAGTTCCGTATTCTTCATTAGTAATTTCGTATTCTATTTCATCTCCTACATTTTTTTTAAAATCTCCTTTACTTAAAAATGTATAAGAATTTCCGTTTGATAAAAACACCTCATTTTTTTGAAATGTACCGTGTTTTAGTTGTGCAGTACCTTTAGGCCTGATTTCTTTAATTTGACTTTTCATAATATAAATATAACTATTTTTGTGATTCGACATATTCGTCTAATTGTCTTTCTGTAAAGACTTCGTTTTTTGCTTTTAGCAATCTGATTTTAATTTTTAAATCATTAATTTCTTCTTGTTGCTCTTTAATCTTTTCTTTATACCAAAGATTTTCTTGTCGCAACATATCTATAATTGAACCTTGCATTTTAAAATTTGTTAAGTTTAATAAATAAATTATCTAGTGTAGATAAAGCTGTACCTATCTGATTTTTTTCAAAGTCAGTTAAGTTTGAACTATCCTTTAGGAGTTCTAATTTTGATGCAATTATGCCGAAACTTTTTGCATCTTGTCTGTCTAGTTTTGTGTACATAAGTATTTTGTTTTTAGTAAAACTAATTAAAAAAAGTTAATAAAACAAGTGTTTTTATAAAATAAAAGAAAAAAGGGGAAAAAATTAATTCTCCCCTTCTTAAAAAACAAAACACTTACCTGTGGTAAGAACTTATAAAGATAGTCGTTTATTTTCTATTTGCAACAAATTTGTGTAATATTCTATTAAATTTTGTAAGTCAGTTGTTGAATACTTTACTACTTTTTTAGATTCATTATATAAATGTTTAGATAGACCTTCTTTTTTTTTATCTAATGCTAAACTAAATACATATTGTCTACCATATCTAAATCTATTACAGTATTTACATTGAGCAGCTACATTTCTTTCATCCCATCTTGTATTCATTTCTTTACGAGATATAAAATGTCCTGCATCTATATCGTTCCAATAAAATTGTTTAGAACAAGTAATGCACTTACACAAACCTTTTTTGTTTGCGTCTCTTTTGCGTATATATTCGCTAAATACTCTATCTAGTTTGTTTATAAGACCTTTACGAGATATTTTTCTCATTTGTCCATAGTTCTTAAAAACCTTTCGCCCATAGCAGGATTTATAGTTTTTATAGCTCTATAGATTTGTCTGCTTTGTTTTTTTACTTCTAATTTTTCAGTTTTTGTAGAATCGCTGCCTAAGTTTGCATAGTTATTACAATCTATTTCCAGTAAAGCATCTACTTTCATTCTGTCGGTATATGTTTTGTAGTTTAATATTTTGTCTATCATAAATGTTAGCATTATGTAAATATATAAAAATTTAGATAAAAAAGAAAAGAAAGAAAAAGTAAACAAAAAGAAAGAAAAGAAAAAGCCCCTGCTAGAAAAAGAAAATAATTATATTACCTGTTCCAAGCACCGTCCAACTTTATTAGGTTGTGCAAGTTTAGCTATAAGCGAAAGCAAATATATAAATTATTTTCTATATGCTTTATATACAACTAAATTAAATAATATAGCTATAAGTATTATTGTCCAAATGTTTAAATGTGTCTCTCTACAAAGTCCTAAAATGTGTTCTAATGTTTCCATACTATCTTCCTTGTCCTTTATATCGTTTTAAATAATTTTTACTTGCCTTTACTTTACTTGATTTTGTCTTTGAGTGTACTCCTGGTCTTTTACGACTATTGCTTCTATAGATATGTACTGCAGCTCTTTTTGCCATTATTTTTTATTTCCTGTAATTATATTTGCGCCCTTTTCAAAAGTCCGTCCACCGAAAAATGAAAAAACAACAGCTAACATAACCTTCTCAAAAGTATCATTCCATAATGAATTGATTTGAAAATCTATTGAATTTACACTATCTAAAATTCCTGCTAAAGAAAAAACTACAATACACCAAATTAAAACTAAAGGTCTTACGTTTTTGCTTAACCAACCAGAATTAACACTATTCATATCTGCTTTCCATCTATCAGTAACAGAATCCATCTCTTTGTTTTGTTGGTCGTATATTAATTGTTGTAGTTTTATTTTATCTTCTGTAGGTATTTTAGCTTTTGTTATTTCTGCAATAGCATCTTTAGGAGAAGTAACTCCGTTTAATATAGAACCTAATTGTGGTGAAACAACTGTTGCAGCACCAAATAATAATTTACCTACAGTAGTATCTTTAAATTTCTTTTTATCAGCCATTTGTTATATCTATATATTTAGTTTTACCATCATCTCTTACTGCTTTGAGTATTTTGTTTCTATTCTTTTCTTCACTTACATATGAAACGTGCACCCAATCAGGATTATCTTCATTGCCAAATTCCCAAATCATTTGGTCAAAGTCAAGATTATCTTTTATATACGCAAACATTTCTGCATTTGTTTTATAACCATATATATCATCTAAATCTAAAGCTCTGCCTTGACAATGTTGTGAACGACCACTTCCTCCAATAGCTTCATTCAAAGCTGTACTGCGATAAAATGAGTTTATTTTGATTGGACCACCTACCCAATCTCTTAATGGTTCAAATATTTTTTCGGCAACTAATTTCATATTACTTAGAGAATCTCCATTAGGTGTGTTGTCTATACCTAATCTTAGAGCTGTAACACTTTTGGTTGCTTCTTTTTCAGATATATGTTTGCTTATCATAATTTATTAGTTAGTTGCTACTCTTGTATATTTACTATCGTTTATTACTTCTTGCATTTCTTCAACAGATGCTTTTATAGTTAATGAAATATCAGCATCCCATCTACCTATAACACTTCTATCTTTATATATAAATATAACAGGAACAGCTTTTATTTGACTTTTTATTGAAGAATTTTGTTCTTCTAACAATGCTTTAACTATTTTAGCACCTTTTATTTTATTTAGGTGCTTATAATCGTTTTTCCAATTCCAAGAACTATTAATGTGTAATACAGTATATTCTTGACTACTGGATATTGCAAATACAAAAAATGCAATCAGGGCAAGTATTTTTTTCATCTCTGTATAATTTCATATAATTTTTCATCTATTTTGTCTAGTTTCTCTGAGTTTTCTTGCACTTGCTCTGCTGTATTTTCAATAGTCTCCCTGATTAACTGGTCTTTTAGGTCATATTCTGTTCTTGTTAATTCAGGTTTAGGTAGTTCTTTAGCAACCTCAATTTCTTTATTAAGGTCTGTGTACATTAAAGCAAGTGAAACTGCTCCTGCTATCACTATTCCTATTGTTTTTAAATCTAGGGTTAGTTTAGTATCTTCTCCTATTTCACTTGGTTTGCTCATTTTAATTAATTTTTATCTGGTTTTTCTTCTATTTCTTCATAAGAACCATCTTCTAAGTTGATATTTATTTTACCATACTTTTCTTCTAGCTCTTGTTTGAATTTGTTATCTTCTTCTTGAATTGCAGCCCACATATGTAATAGTCCGTGTT